AGGAGCATTTGTACTTAAACCTATGTATCTGCTACTTTTATCAATTAAATCAGCATGAGAATTAAAACCTCCTTTAGGTATTTCTAAAAATAAATTATTGTATATTTCAAAAAAATTAGTTACTGTTGTTCCTTCTGTTCTTTTTCCTAATTCTTTAAAAGATCTATCTATTAATTTGTCAGATTCCTGAGTTGTATATATTTTTTTATTTAATTTCATTATCTTACAACTTTAAAAATATAATCTTCATCATAAATATTAGTACTAGTTTCACCAAATGTATTAGCTGGTAGACTATTATCAACCCTAAACATTAATTTATAATAACGTTCAGGCTGAAATCCTTCCATCCATAAATCAAAAAACATACCTTCACTGTCAGCGCTTAATTTTGTGTATTCAGTGTCGAAAGGTATTATTACTTCGTCTGTTTCTGCATCTCTTACACTGTAATAGCTTGTTCTTGGTAAATATTTTGTAGCTAAATAATTTGATGTTGTTACAAAAGTTCTATCTGGGTATCTTTTTCTTACAGTTAATCTAAAACGTTGTTTTGATTTTCTTTGGAATTCACCCTTATTATTATATAATGCTAAAAATACGTCTCCTGTTCTTAGTATATTACCAGATGATAGCGAACTAGGAATACGAAATGAATCATCCCATTTAAAAGTTAATTTAGGAGGATAAATTGTATGTGTATCCGAAGAAAAATATTGTAGTTGACCAAAACCAAAACCATCTTCTTCTATCTCTCTTGGTTTTTTAATTATAAACCCATTGTTAGGAATTCCTGTGGGGTAATCTGCACTTTGATAAAAACTAGCTGAATATTTTTGGATTACAGAAGTTACATCCATTTCTAAATCTAAATTATCTACTGATAAAAATGTTGTTTCTGATCTAAAAGCACTACCTGTATACCATATTCCTCCTCCAATTTGTAATGAGTATGATCCAGAAGCCCCCATTCCAGAACCTGCCCATGTAGATGATGTAGCCATGGTTCTATGCATCCATGTTGCTCCGTTTGCTGGTTGAAAACTTCCTGTTGTTACTGAAGGGGGATTAGCATCATATCTTTGGGTTCCCTCATCAAAAGATTGACTTAAAGGAAAAGCTACTAATGTATGGTCTGACGTTAATCTTTTATTTTCTCCCGCAAATAAATTTAAAGATACTTCTACTGTATTAGGTGTTACTTCTGCTCCTGTAAAAGGTGCTCCAGTGCCGTTTCCTGCTTGTACATAAAATTTTAATTTATTTTCTATAACATCTCTTATTTCTGTACTTTTAAATTTTATTAAAATACGAGAAGCAAAATAAGTTTCTCCTGTTGTTGCTTTTTCTTCAACTAATTCAAGAATTTCATCACCCCCTGTATTCATATTAATACGGTCTGGATGACTATATAATGTTGTGTCTTTTTCGGGAAATATAGAATAATATGCCATTTTAATATTGTTTTATTTTACCTTTAATATCTGCATCTGGGTATTTTATTTCAAATAAACTTGGGTCTAATGAAGGATATATAATACCATCTTTAGTTGCTGTTTTAAAATCATATTTAAATTGAGAGTATCCTGATTCTAATCCTGCTAAGTTTTTAAAAGTAACATTTATTACTGATTGTACTCCTTTTACATTACCTATTAAATTATAAACTTCTGATTCTATTATTGGTTGATTTATTTGCCATTTTTCTATATTGAAATAATCTTTTAATTCATTTATACAATCCAATAATACTTGTTGATTATTATTATTTCTAAAAGTAGATATTTCAAAATCAATACCAAAATTAATTATAAAAGCATCCATCAAATTAATAGAATCTGTTAATGGTTTATAGTAATTTAAATATGTTGCTAAATTTGTTTTTGTAGCATTATTACAAGTTGTTAATTTTTTATTATTATTATAACTTAATAAATATAAATTTGAAGAAATTTGAGAAGATTCTACATTTAAATTTTCTTTTTCTATTTCTGTAGATTTTACTATATAAGCTTTAGATATACTACCATAAATTGGGGGCATAGATAAAGTTCTAATTAAATAATCTTCTTTAGTTATTACTCTTTGTTGTGTTGCAAAATTTGCTGCTGTTTTTTGTTTAATTTCTTCTATAGTGTCAGCACCACCTCCACCTGTAGCTGCTATTGGGTTAGAACATGCTAAAGATTCTCTACAAAAAGATATAACAGGACCACTTAAATTAGGTTTTATATTAGTAGTTATAAAATCTATCTTATTTATTGAGTTTTGTGGAACATTTGATCTTATTCCTCCACCTCTTAAATAAGTAACTGTTAGTGTTGTGTTTGAGGGAGCTTTTCCATATGTTTGAGAATGTAAAAAATTAGAAGGATCTATTGATTGGTCTAATTTACTTCTTCCGTCTCTTCCACCTAAACCAATATTATCAGGTACAGGAAGTATTTCTTCATCAGTTTTGCTTGAATCTCCCGCTCCAAATTGAATTTCTAATATATTATCTGCTGTAAATCTACTTACAAATCTTCTTGGTACTCTTTTTATTTTTAATAAATAGGGAGTTTCTAAATAGTTTTCATATAAAGTTGTAGTATTTCCTTGGACATTAGCTATGTTTTCAAAAACTGTGTCTTGGGCTAAATAAGGAACTTCTGTGTATTCATTTCCGTCCGAATCTACAATAGATTCTATATTTATTATTTCTTCATCTATTAAATCTAATATTAAAAATCTTTCAATGTTTCCTATTTGAAAATCTTTACTAATTCTTTCTGCTGAAATTACAGGGGTTGATTTTTTTAATAGATAATATTCTGGATTATTAAAAGAATCAACAGAATATATTGTTATTTCTGTAGGGTCAAAAGATGATGAAAAATCAAAAACTACTGGATTTTGAAGTAAAAAATTAATGTTATTGGTAGACGTAAAAGATGATGGTTGGTTTATAGTTAAAGCATAGTTAAAGTCAGGTTTATAGTCTCCTGTAGTTTGGGCAGGTACTAATTGAAATACGTCTAAATTTGTTGTAGCTACTGAAGTTACTTTAGGTTTATATCCTAAGGTATAAGCTAAATGAAATAAATTTGTTCTTTCTTGAGCCGTGTCTAAAAATATTTCTTGTAATTGAGTATCAGTGTAGTATGATAAAACATCCCCCACATAAGCTGCCATTTCCATAAACATTAATCCTGGAGATCCTTCTGTAAAATCATTAAATGTATCTGGATAATATGTTTTTGTGAATTCTACTAAATTAGATCTAAAAGAGTTAAAATCTTTATTTAAATACTTAATATCCTTTATAGGGGTTTTATTTGAAATTTTATTATAAGCCATATTATTTTATTTTAATATCCACCCCCTCCTGAAGAACCCCCTGAAGAGACTCCTCCTGAAGAAACCCCCGCACTTGGAGAGGAAGTTCCTGTATTAGTGTTATTATCTTGTGAAAAATTAATTTGTATAGTATCTGGTTCTTGATTAGCTAATACTCTGTATGATATTGCTATTTTTATTTCATGGCTATCTGGTTCTTTAATAAGATTAACATTTACTAATTCTATACCTGTTATGTTTTGGTTTATTTGGTTATTTATTCTTTCTTCTAAAAAAGATAAATCATTTGAATTTTCAAATAAATAACTTCTTAATCCTACCCCAAAATTAGGTTTAAATATTCTTTCTCCCGGTTCTGTAAGTAATACATTTAATAGGTTACTTTTTACTTGTTCTTTAGTTGTAAAAGAAGAATTAAAAACAGCCTCACCATCAAAAGGAAATATAACTCCTAAAGCTTTATTTCTTTTTACTGTTGGGTTAATTCGTATGTATTTTCTTACATCAGCCATTTATTATTTTCCTTTTTTCTTAGCTATTGCTTTCATTAAACCACTATAATCTCTTGTTACTGCGCTTGCAACTTCAGTAGGCATTCCTGTTGTATCCATTGGTAATGGAGCTCCTGTTGCAAAAGGTTGTGCCAAACTTACAGGTGCATTTCCTGATTCTAAGTTTGTACTTCCCTGTGCTGTTTCATTTAATAAGTCATTTAATGCACTATTAGATGTAAAATTTTGGGGCTTAAAGGG